ATCAACAATACCAGCACCAAGGTCGAGTATTGTCGTGCCAGTGGTTGTTGAAGCAATTAAACCAGCGTCCTTAAGGCTAAGGTCGTCGTCATATTGAAACATTGAATATTGATTAGCCATTATTTACCCCTTAAGCTACGATTGCCAGGTTACCGATATGCTGCAAGCGAGTTACTGCGCGGCCATGATAGACCGCTACACCGTTGTACCACTCGACACGTGTTCTGAATGCCGGTTGCGTTTCCAGTTCGCCCATATCGCGCACGTCAATCGAACCGTTCTGAATTCCGGTCAAACCCATTGCCCCCATGCTCAGAATGTAAATTGATGTTGCAGTAGAGCTGCCTGAAGATGCAGCCTCAGTGAATGGCAGAATTGCTGTTTCCGTGTTGTCCAGATCGACGGTCAAAATTGGCAGGTCGTTATACGCCATGACACGCGTTCCAAGCTCGTTTTTGTCCCAGGTGATATATCCACCCACTGATGTACTGCGAGCCGCAGCGCTGAACTTACGCGCCATTGCACGAGACATCAGCAAGTGAGTTGGCATAAATGTCTGATCAATCGCCTCGTCCAGCTTTGCGAGTGATAAAGCAGCACCGCCAGCAGTTGAACCTGCCGAAATAACTTGATCACCTGTGACACGGGTTTGCAAGCCGTCAAATTCGCGCGGGTCTGAACTCGAATCGCCTTTGATAAATTTTCGCGTCCACGCTAAACCCAAAGCGCGTACTTTCATTTCTTCGTGAACTGTGCGCTGATCTGCGCCCTGAGTGTCGACAATGAACTTATCCACGTCGATATCACCGCCAGCAATAACAAGCCGCTCAGTGATTGGATTCAGTACGCCAGTGCTTGGCGTATAAGCTTCATTAACCCCGCGAAAGCCAACGCCAGGCAGGCTTGCTTCACGATTGTATGTGAGAGAATTGCCATTGATATTATCAAAAGGCAGGTTAGCCAGCACATCACTAGAACCGGCGTACATTTCGATGATTGCCGATCTAATATCATTACCCGTTTCAAGCTTCGCAGCTTCCATCAGTGTTAATGCCATTTCTTTTTACTCCGTCAAGGTTACAAGTTCTGTCGAGCCATTTTTAAGCGTTCACGCGGAGGTAAACTGCTCAAGTCTCGCCGTTGCCCTTTGTTCGAGTTTCCACCACCACCTCCGCCGCTGTTACCAGCAGGGAACCAATGTGGCGCTGATTCCTTCATGCCTTCCAGCCATTCATTTGGAGTAAATGGCGTTTTCCCGTCTTTACCCAAAACCACATGGCCGTCATCATCAAACTGAACCGCGTTACCATCATCGTTGAGCCTGAACATTGAACGCGCGCGTAATAACGCGTCATCTATCGCATGTTGATGAATGCCCGCTTTGGATGCGGCAGCCATAATGTGGCTATCCAAAACACGCTGTTCAAACTTTCTGGCTTTTTCGGCCTCAAGTTGCGCTTTTTGATTCGCAGCCTCTAACTGCTTTTCAAATTCCTTGCGCTGCTTTTCCATGCGCCGCTGAATCACGTCATCGGTTTTGCCCTGTGCAATTAGCTTCGCCTCTTCGTTAGTCTCGAATACAGTCATCAGCTGCTTTGCTTCGTCAGGATCAATGCCGTCATACCGCTTTTGAAAGTCTTTAAGCTGTTTTGCCGCATCACGCGCAGCTTGTCTTTCTTTTTCCAGCGCTGATTTCAAGCCTTTGGGATCTTCGTAACCGTCAAGGTCAAGCCTGAATTTTCCGTCTTCAGTTTGCTGATAAAAACCACGTGCCGCTTCATCAACCGAGTCAATGGAATCAGTTTCGATTGGTAATGCCATGTTTATGTATCCCTCTCGGATATTGGAAAGAACCGGATTGACCGGCTGTGCGTCTCGCACTTGGATATAACTCGAACAAGTTACATATATTGTTGTTTATACTGTATTTGGTGGTGTTTTTATACGGCAGATCATGACATTAGGCACATATAACTGTATAATTATCATATCTGACCAATCAACAAGTAATTGCTTATGACGGCTATAGAGTTGATGCAGTTTAGGCGCAAGCTTGGAATGTCACGAGCGAAACTATCTGACGCGATAGGCGCTAGCGAAACCGCGATCAAACTGTGGGAAAATGGAGTGAATGCTATACCGAAATATATAGCGCTGGCCTGCCGGGCTTATCTTGATGAATACCGGAAAAGCCTTGATGAAACGTTATAACAAGAGGAGTGAACTTAGATGATAGACAACAAGTTAATAGCTGAGAAACTTAGAGAAATTGCAGATGAGGTTGAATCTCATAAAATGTCGATTAAAGCTGTGGATATTAAATCAGAAGAAATGGATAAAGTTCTGATACAGACAACATCCACAGTTTCGATCAAAACAAGGCTTGGCGATGCAGCCTGTTTAATATTTAAGTATCAAGAGAAGTTATAAATATTTCTCTTCCAACTGCGCCAGTGTCAATTCACGCCCGCGCCCATCAAGCAGTTGACTAAGCGATATTTTGCCGTCACGCCACAGTTCGGCTCGGCCAACGCCTAGCATGTCATCCTGTGTTGTTTTTGGCAGTCTGGATAGGTACTGGTCGAATGTGATATTCGCATCGACCTGACCGAATGATGATGCCCTTGTTCCCGCTGGTATCTCTGGCGAATCAATGCCTAATTCCTCGAAGGTCAATGTTTCAGGCAACAGAACGCACCTGTCATTATAGTGAATCGGCGGTATCTGAAACGGTATCGAATGATTGATTGGTGTTCTGTCCGCGTTATTGCGCCACTTCAAGCCCGACCTGCCCATGCACAAAGCGCATACATGAGAATCCAAAGCGGTAAACCAGACATAGCTTTTAATCACGTCATCATTCTGATCATAAACAGCTTGTCTTGCGTCATTCGCCACTTGATGAACAGAAGTGTGCACCAATGCAGCAGCATCGTTACGCGCTATCCGCATGATGCCTGGAACGTCGCCTTTCCCAACAATACGCTGAATGATTTGCTGGTTTGTTTCACCAAGCAGTATACCTTGACGAACTTCATTGCCAAATTTGAATTTTAGTGTGTCTCGCTGCCTGTTCCACCACCCAGACATTGGCCCGCCCATAACCAATGGATTGCTGATCCTATCGATTACAGCCTTTGTCGGTGTATTTACTTCGAGATTGATAAATACTGTTTCTTGAAGAGACTTGGCGGCCTCTTTCACTTCGAGTTTTGCAACGCCGTCAATGTCCGCTTTAACATCGGATTCTATCTGACTGTAATGCTCAATCAGTATTGGCGATATGTTGCTCAGAATTTCATTGATTTTATACTTTGGAAGCGAAGACAAGTCATCAGGCATTGATAACTCTTTGACTAATTCTTTTTGCAAGGATTGAAGCGTTTCAAGCGTTTTTTTCCGAGTACCAGCCTCCATTCGCCGCAAGTCGACTTGAAAGCGGATGATCTTGTCAAGCAATTTGCCATTGATTGCAGGCATTATTCTTCGTCGTCAAAAATGCGATTGGTTTCGATCTGGAGATACATATGAAGCATATAAACAACCAGCGAATGAGGAACGCCGTTTTTATATGCCTCGTTGATTGCTTCGACAAAAGCATTTTCCAGCTTCTCGAATGCGTACTGATTGCGATCCTGAATCTGATTGATGTGTATGACTTTCGGTTTGTAGTCTGGCTTATCGCTCAAATCTCATTCGCTCCGCTTTCATCAATCAATCCGCGCTCATCTTCCAGAGTTCTACCTTCAGGATATATGCCGCCTCGTTTGAAATTGTGATACAGTGCATCGTAACTTAAACCACGCTGGATATATGCGGCCATTAATGCAGTTATTTCCTGCGCAGTCATCTTCATTGGCAGGAATTCTCGGTTAAGCTGTATTGATATGTCGCCTGCATCAATACCTTCCCATTGCACCATCCATTTTAAACAGTTCGTCAATCCCTGGTTGATTGTTGTCGATATGTCGGCAAGTATCGATTCATCGCCTGATTGCCTGCGCTCAATTGCCTCAGCTGATTCAACGCCGGATTTTTGTGATTCCAGCATACGTGCGCCCAGCACAGCCATTTGCTGTTCTTTCCGATCCAGGTTTTTTAGTAACGCTTCGAACGCACTTGTGACTTCAACAAATTGGGCATTAGCTTGCGGGTCGGAAAAACTATTTGCCGTCGATCCGCCCAAATATATCACTTTATCCGGGTCTGAATTGCCAAATATGAATAATGAAGGCAGTCCGGAAATGAAGCATCCGTGTTCGTAAGATGATGATTGCCGGTAATGATGGAAATTCATATCAACCAAGTCCATCAACGGCGGGATTTCGACATCAGTATCAATCGAATCAGTTCCGATAAACTGAAACGGGATGAAATCCATAGCCTTGCCACTCATACGCGGAATTATGTCATCAAGCGCTTGTCTTTCCTCATTAGCGCCAACAACATATACACGCTGAACATAGCCAGTCTCTTCTAAAGTTAAAGCGCGGTGTATTTCTTCGCCGTCTTTAAGCTCAATATCAGAGAAATTCTTACTGTCTTCACGCAACCGCACTTTTGATAGTTTCTTGTGTCCGTCAACTACAATACTATCCCAATCAAGTATATTTTCAGTAGCGTACATTGTAAAAAACGGTCTAGCGCCTCTTGCTATAGCATCCGCTCTGGTCATGTCATCACTGACCTGCGAATACTCAACCATAACGCCAACACGACCAACGGTTAACGACTCAAGCGCTACCTTTTGCGCAAAGCTTGTTAGACCATTCCCCGTGTAATCGATATTCTCAATCAATGGCTGCATGGATTCAGGGTAATTCGTTTCCGGTGGCTTGCGAAACATCATCCCGCGCAATGCTTTGATCGTGCGCCATGTCGCACCAAAGAACGGTGTCATCATCTTTCGCTTACGGTATTTATCAGCATTTTCTCCGGTAAGTTTCGGCAGATACAATTCACCTTTCTTATGCACCTCATGTTCACCAGCTGAGGCATCTCGGCATTTCTGCCAGCGGCTTTCCATGTCTTTATAATCTTGATGCTTGTAATTTTTCATAGTATGCCGCCCATTGGTAATTGATAAACCGGCCTTGTTATCGGGAATTTTCTATAAATAAAATAACCAGCGTTATCCACCCAATCATCAATCGCTGGATGTTTATCAAACTTCTCTGGCTCGCCTTTCTTGTCGTATCCCTGCTGCTCCAGTGCCTCGGCAAGCAAAGGACACTTGGCCGTATCAATAGAAAAGTTACCATGCGATATAACAGCATTAAATGAATTAATCCTGTCTCTAACTGGCGGGTTTTGATTTCCGCAGTCAACGCGATAACCAGCTTGACTGATAATATCCAGATCGGTGGAACTCGCATTGGTTGACCTGCTTCCACCGCTGGCATCAGGATAAACAGTAATTTGTTTGCCCTTAAATCGATTCAGGTTATTGACGAAATCATATGTGTCATGCGAAACAAACTCATCGATCGCATGTACTTGTTTACCGTTGATGACAAACACATTCGAACAGCAGCCGCCGATGTTGAAATCAATTCCAATATGGATAGCGTTATATTCTTCCGGTTTTGGTGCTGGTTTGTGGTGCTTGTCTCTATCAAAGAAATGATAGACTTTCTGACTCGTGAGATTTACAAATTCGCCGTCAATGTATAACTGCGCAAGCTTTTCGTCGTAGTTCTCACGTATCTGGTCTACATAACCGACCGGCAAGAATGGGTTATCTGTTGTTTTAGCCTTGATTAACTGCTGGCGTTCAGTTGAGTTCCTAACCCAGCGGTTATATACAAAACCATGCGTTCCGTGATCTGGAGACGTTACCGCTCCGATTGTATTCCCGTTTATTGACTTCTGGCGCGTCCTTTCCGTGACCCTTCGCCATATCAATTCCGCTTTGTCCACCGGAACATCAGCAGAATCAATCTCATCAACAATTGAATGCGCAACTTCAAACGCTATGAATCGATCAGGATTGTCGTACGATCTTAAGTACATCAAACCGTAATCGATAATATTGATGCAGTAATCTGATTTATTCAGGCTATGCCTGACACCTATCTGGGATAGGCGATCAATAACGCCCGGTATCGCGCGAAGCTTCAAAAGATCATATGTTGGCATCG